GTGTCGAACCACGCGATGCGTGGGGGGGGTCTTAGGAGACTTCCTCCCGGGGGAGGGGGTGTTCCTTGGGGGTTTTGCGGTGTTTATCGCGGCGGACGTTGACGTGAGGGAACAGGCCGCACGCGTCAGAGTTCACCAAGCGCATAATCTTTCTCGCTCTGTACCGCATGGTGAAGTGGCTGATGCCATGCATCTTCCCGATGGTGCGGGAGTCCAGGCATCCGGGCAGGGACAACGCCCACCGCACCAGCTCGACGTGCCGACGGAACTCCATTGAGTTCGAGTAAGCGATGGCATCGATGAAGGCCTTGAGCATCACGCCCACATGATCGCGGGAGATGAACGAGTCGACCTCAGTACGCACGCTAGGCGTGTCGGTGTGCGCCCATGCTGGATGGTTCGGGTCGATGTCAAAGACGTGCTTGCTTGGCACCATCTCGCGGTAAGGCAGCACGCCGTTCTCCCGCATCTTGTCCTGGGCTTTCTTCGGCTGCTTGAAGAACCAATCGTCGAAGGTCTTGGAGTCCTTAGCCGGTGCGGTCATGTCGTTGAGCTTAGCCATCAGACTGTCTCTCCCTCCCTGTCCTGTATCGTCCGCCAGAGTTTGAGATAGGCGTTGAAGCGCCGTTGACGTTCCTTGTCAACGCGTGATGGCATAGGCCTTGAAGGCTTTGGCATCGGCTTGCGAGGCTTGGACTTCTTGGACACAGGGGAAGACTGTTGAGGACTTTAGCACAGCGTAAGGAAATTATGCTTTCACTTCTTTGGAGAGGTTTACCCATAGGCCGACTGCGCCGTCATAGGACAGTAGCCGGTGGTTACGCACCTGTTGCCAGAAAGCCTGCTCGCTGACCTTACGCTCCTTGCAGTAGTCCTTGCCGATCAGCTCGAAGACTTCGCTCCTGGTCATCTGGCTTGGCAGTTCCGAGAAGTAACTCCTGAGCAGTTGGGTGTCCTGCTGTTTCTTGGTTCGGGCCTTGGCTGTAGCCTTCTGCCTGATGGCCTCCATATGTTCGGGTCTTTCCCTCCAAGCCTTCTGACGGCGCCTAGTCAACGCGAGGCGGGCAAGTATCTTAGCGGGGCAGGCTGACTTGCGGGTAACTCTAGGCATACGCGGTGACTTTATTATTCTCGCCAGAAGGGTCGACCGAGGAGCCGTAAGGCGACCTTAGGGAGTACCCTAACTCTCTCCCGAAGGGATAGAGACGGATTTTAAGTAGGATTTTAAGTGCCATGGGAGGCAGGATGCTAAGGGGGGCTTAGGGGGGTGATGGCTACGAGGATACCAACCTAGGCACTAAAACGCCTTGGCGACCCCTTGGCGGGGCTGGAATGAGGGGTCTGGGTAGCGACTGCGGACTGACTTCTACGTTCCCAAGCGATGCGTCCCTGCTCCCGAGCGTGGCGGAGGGGGATGGCTGAGGTGTAATTCCCTTGGTCGTCCTTGAGGCCGGCACGGCCACCGCGCTTAGGGATGCGGAGGGTGTAGAACGGCTGCTCCTCCATGCCCTCGGCGGTCGGGTCTTTTGTTAAAACCATAACGGCACGATGCCAGTTGGCGAGTTCGGCGGAGCCTGCCCCAGCGTAGGCGAGGTCGGCAAGGGTCGTCGACTTGTCCTTGGCGGGCTTGGTCGTGTGGTGGACGGAGAAGAGGATGACGCCCGTGTCTTGAAGGACGGGCTGGATGATGTGGCGCAGGAAGTGGGACGCGGCCTCCTGATCGGATAGGTCAACGCCGGCGAACCCGAGGATAGGGTCAATCCATACGAGGTCGGCCTTATGGCGGGTCACTAGCTCACGGAGGAGAACCCCGAAGGCCTCGCCTGTCTTCACGGCCTCGCGGTAGTAGAAGACGCGGTCGGATAGTTGGTCGATGATTTGGGAGCCACGGGCGATGCCCATGCCGTCGAGCGTCCCTTGGATAGACTCGGCGACGTCCATCTCGTCATTCTCCGATTGGATGATGACCGAGGTCAGCGGACCCTTGCGGGACTTGATGCCGAAGAAGTCATGACCAGGAGCAAGGGCGAGGGACAGAGCGGCGTGGGTGACGAGGGCGGACTTGCCGGCGCCCGTCTGCGAGACGAGGAGGCAGGAGCCACCGCGGCAGAGGAAGCGGTTACCGAGGACGCAGGACGGGTCTTGCTCCTTGTCGGAGGTGACCATCGTGCGGAAGTCGAAGGCCTGCGAGGTTTCCTTCCCCTGCCCCTTGCGCCGTGTGAGAGACTTGGCAAGTTGCTCTTGGGCGAGGAGGATGGCATCGGGGTCAGCCCCTGCCTCATTGATGACCTTGAGGACGGCTCGGCTATTCTCCGCAATTTTGCGTAGGTTAAGGGCTTTAATCACCGCACGGCTCCATGCGGGGTTCGGCTGAATGAACTGCCCGGTGGTGGACAAGTCCGAGACCGCGAAGGCCTCGACAGGTGAGCCGAGTTGGCGAAGGCGTTGGCTGACTGTCAGCTCGTCGGGGGTCGTGCCCTCGTCGATGAGCGCCGTGATCGCGGAGGCGATGTCCTGATTGGTCGGCTCGAAGAAGTCGGACGGGATGAGGCCGTCGGGCAGCGGAAGCCCTTGGGCGATAGAGACGGCAAGGATATGCCGTTCCGCGTCGAGGGCGGAAGGTGGGGGTTGTTCCATGGCTTGGAGGTGAGGGGGGACTAAGGTGCTTAGGTCTTACGAGGTCGAGCCTTTTCTCCGAAGTGGGCAGTCGGGTAGGGTTTGGCGTCCTTGCGGATGACGATGCGATAAATGCGTTTCTCGATGAGGCCGAGTTTAACGCCCTTGTGCAGGGTCATGCGTGCAGCCGTGCGCTCCATGTTCCAGACCTTGGCCCAGCCGTTGATGGTGCGGAAGCCCTTCGGTGGGGTCTCGGCGGTTTGGTGGATGGCGGCCATCACCTTGACCAGGAGCGGGTCGAGTTTGCGCTGTCTCATGGGGTGAAGGTTTTGAGTTCCGTTTGCCAGATCCAGACGCCGCCCATCTTGTGGACGAGCCAAGCCTTATAGTCGCCGCCCTTGGTGACGAACCCGGCAACGAACCCCGAACCCCAGCGGGAGGTGGCGAGGCGGTGAGACGCGTAGTCCATCTCGTCCTTACGGCAGAGGCAACCAGCGGAGAAGGCGTTCCCGCCTCCGTGCTTGGTCAAGGCTACGCTTGCGAGGTTGTGTGTGTGTCCGTGTATCAAAGCCCCACCGTGGGGGCTGTAGTGGAGTCCCTGGACGACTGTAGCGTTAGCGCCGTGGGCGTAGCCGTGGACCATCGCAACAGGGCCGAGACGATAAACGCCCTTGTCGGCGTGGTAGGGTAGGATGACCTTGGCCCCGTTCTGGCGGGCGACGCGGTTGATGCGGTCCTTTAGGTCGGTGCAGTAGTCGCGGACGATGGCCTGCCCGTGGCCCTGCATCGAGTCGAGGCGGTGTTCGTGGTTGCCCCAGAGGTAGACGGTAGGCTTCCACTTGGCGAAGAAGTCCTCGCCGGCCTCGATGTCCTCTTGGAGAGACTCAGCTCCTTCCTTGTCGGAACCAACGCCCTTGCGGAGACTGCGGAAGTCGTAGTGATCGCCCCCAGCCACCTTGACGTCGGGCTTAAAGTCCTTGGTGAACTCGTAGAGGGCCGACAGGGCTTCGGGGTCTGCCATATCGCCGTGGCTGTCCGAGGCGAAGATGAACTTGGTCAGGCGGCTCATACACTTGGCGTCTTTGGCTTACCCTTGCGGGTGCCGTACTTCTCCTTGTGGCTGCGGAAGCGGAGGCCTTGACGGACGGCGGCGTTGTACATCCCTGGAGCGGAGAAGCCAAACCTCTCGGCGGTCTCGGTGGCGGTCAGCCCTTCCTCTACGCCCTTGGCGGCGGCCTGTGCCATCGTCAGCCGTCCCTTGGCTAGGAGGTTGGCGTGTTCCTCGTTGAGGCGGTGCGTGTGGGTCGTGCCGCGTCCCCATTCGAGACGGCGCCGACAGCCGGGAGGCCAGATGATGCCGTGACGGCAGACGAAGGCCTCGATGGTCTTGAGGGTGACCTTGCCTATCTTGGCGGCATCGGAAGGGAGCCACGAGCCACGGATGGCCTCGCGGATGGCCTTGGCGATGTGTCGGTCGGTCGGGTCTTTGTAGTCGTCGACCCGGATGTGTGGCTTAGAGTCGTAA